TTTATACTACACCCATCAAAACGAGATACACATAAACAAATATCTCGATGCTCTTTAAAAATCAGATTACAAGAAGTTTGCTCATAACGGCATTATGCGGTCGTGTAGATTAAAAGCCCTACCCTACATAATGAGAGTAAACGGAATACCCACTGAAAGATGAGGCCAGTGAAAAACTGACAGTTACAGAAAGTCTAGTCGCAGTGGGGAAATATCTCAAAGCACATTTGAAGTACAGAGACACAACGGCACGTGAAACCGTTGCGAATGATAGAGATAAGTGTGCTTTGAAATGGCTCTTTGTTTAGCTAGTTGTGGAAACTGGCACGGTACAAAACACGGTAGTGCTATGAAAAATAACACGGGTTCAAATCCCAAAAGAGCCTCCATCTAAAGCCGCTTTCAAATAGCGAATTAAACCTCAATCTTCTTGAATAACTGATTGAAACGTTGAGAGCGGCTCTAGCTGGAAACAGCGTTTTTCATAATAAAAAATACCTTATTATATTGGTTAGTACCCCTAGATGCTTTTATTAGGATGGGCTCTAGGGGATTTTTTTAAGACTGAATAATCTGTTTGACAACCATAATTTCTTATACTACTATTCGCCTCAAGGTGTCGAAACCTAAAACTCAAGGCGGATAGTTCAACTGATCGCCACAAAGGCGATTTTTTTATATCCGTAATCCTGACTATGTCGGGAGGGCGACTAATACAATACCTTCGGGAAATAAGTCCAGCCCTTTCCTTGAGCGGGTTTTCGAACCTCCCGACGCCACTGTCGAAAGTGGCTTGTTTTAAACAAATACTCAAGGATTACAATATGTCAAATCTTACTATCTTCAATTTTGAAAACACTCCTATTCAAACCATCGTAGAAAACAACGAAATCTTTTTTAGAGCAGCTCAGCTTGCAGAGTTATTGCAATATAAAAATCCACATAAAGCGATTAAAGATCACGTAGATTTTGACGACCTAACGAAACGTGAGATCGTGAATACTATCAATAAACGTGCTCAAGTTCTCTTCGTGAATGAAAGCGGAATGTATTCATTAGTCTTGAGCTCAAAATTAGAGCAAGCTAAAAAAGTAAAACGTTGGATAACTAAAGAAGTTTTGCCGCAGATTCGTAAAACAGGAAAATATCAACTTCAACCACAACAACTTGCCTTGCCAGAACCTGAGAAATTCACCTTTGAATTTACCGAATATGAACTCCAACAGCTTGCTTGGTTATGGTTCGCTTTCAAACGTGGCGTAGGTACATTCCAACATATTGAGAGAGCCTTCAACGTTTTAGGCTCAAATATGAGTTCACAAATCTACGGACAGGCTTACGAATATTTAAGCGTGCTACGCTCTACCAATCAAATTTTAAACCGCATCACAAGTGATTTTGGCATCGACCAAATGACAAATTGGCGTGTACTGCAACACTTGCGAGACTTTAATCCAAAAGCCGTAAAAATCGACTTCTAAAACAACGGAAAATCCGACCGCACTTTTGAAAAATCGTGTGGCGGATTTTTACACCCGAAATTCACTAAATCGACTAAAAAGGAAACAAAAAATGGAAAAGTTTACTGATGTATTCGCAGAAATCACACGCCCTTTAGCAAAGCTTGCTTGTGCGATGTTTATCGCCTTTTTGATTGGCGGAATCTCCTATTGTTTTGCAAGCGAACCGACTGCATTAGAGCGTGAGCAAGCTCGCATACAGTGGATTGCCGAGAATGGGCAATACCAACCAAATCTAACAGAGTCAGCTAAACAAGAGGCTCTAGCTTATACAGAACAAAAACAAAAGGAATTAGACGATGAAAGAAAAAAAGACTTATAGAGTTGATGTGGAAGAGATGAATGGCGCATTTAAAGCATCTTTCTTCGTTAATGGTCGCCTAATTCATAAAACGTACCCACAACACTCAAAGCAAAACGCTGTGATGTTTATTAATAGACATATTGAGCGTTACAACGCTATGTATGGAACACGCTTTCGCTTAATTGGCGATAACAAGCCAAAAGTTAAAGATAAAGAGAAGAAAATCAAAATCCCTAAATCTGTTAGCAAACGGAAATTCCTATCTCCATCAATGACCAAGTCTCTAGGTAGATTTGCCAATTACATAAATCAAAGGCAATCAAAACAAGATGATAAAGACTTCTTCAACTTCTTGGATTTAAAACAAATGTTTGGCGTTCATCACGCAACCGCTATGACTGCGGTATATCGTGGCGAGATTCCGCAACCTAAAACGCTAATCATCAACGGTAGCCGAGTTAAGGTTTTCAGTTTGATGATGTGAATAACTTTTTCGAAATTATAAGAGGTGTGTCAAATGGAAAGCTTACAAGCACAATGGGAACGCAAAACGTTCGATGATTATGACCGCAGATGTTGCGCTGAAGATGCGTATAACGAGGCGGTAGAGCGTGAAATTGAGTGTATTGAAGAAGATATTTCAAATGGTGATAGCGAAGAACTCTGGAAGTTTAGCGAAAAAGCATTTGAAGATGATGATTTTGTGAAAGCTATCGCACTCGGTAATGATTTTGAAGAAATGCGAATTAAAATCTTGACCGCTATGGCAGAAGATAGATTAGAGCAATTAGAAAAGGATTATAGAAATGGATACATCCTTAATGATTAACCAATAAAGGTGAAACAAAATGACTAACCAACTACAAGCCAACCAGCAAGTAAAAGCTCCCATTAAGCATAAAACACTTCGGGAGCTTTTTAATGACCCGATTATCAAGACAAAAGTCGAGCAATTAATCGGAAAAAATTCAGCAACCTTTGCAACAAGTGTGATGCAGATTGCCAACAGTAACGCATTACTTAGAACCGCAGAGCCATCAAGTATTTTTAATGCGGCCTGTATGGCGGCAACATTAAACCTACCACTTCAAAATGGACTAGGTTTTGCCTATATCGTACCTTTTAAGAACAACAAAGAGCGAAAAGTAGAAGCCCAATTTCAAATTGGTTACAAAGGCTTTATTCAGCTCGCTCAACGCTCTGGACAATTTAAAAGATTGGTCGCTTTGCCTGTATATAAAAAACAACTCCTCAAAAAAGATTTTATCAACGGTTTTGAGTTTGATTGGGAGCAAGAACCTGAAAAAGACGAAAATCCAATCGGATATTACGCTTATTTCAAGCTTGTGAATGACTTCTCGGCTGAACTTTATATGAGCCATGACGACATCGTTAAACACGCTCAACGATACAGTCAGACCTTTAAAAAGGGGTTTGGCGTATGGCATGACAATTTCGAAGCTATGGCATTAAAAACTGTAATGAAGTTACTGCTATCAAAGCAAGCTCCATTATCCGTTGAAATGCAACAAGCGGTATTAGCTGATCAGGCGGTAGTTAAAGACGTGGAAAATCAAGAATTTAATTATGCCGACAATATTCAAAATGCTGAATTTGTAGCGGTTGTAGATGATGAAACGTTTAACAACTGCAAGCAAAGCATTATCAACGGTGAAACTACTCTACAAGACTTGTGCGATAGTGGGGCTTATGAGTTTAGTCAAGAACAAATTGCGGAATTAGAGGCGGTTGAGAATGGAAATGTACAAGCTGAAAGCTAGATGCTCTGGGCTTGCTGATTTAATGGTTAAACCGAAAAGCGGTGGCGGTATATCTGCCACTGCTAAAAGTGCGGTTAGAAAGATAGTTAAATATGACTTGTTTGGCTATCAAGATTTTGAGGGTAACAAGTACACCGAAAAAGGCATCGCACTTGAAGAGCAAGCCATTAAATTAAGCGGTCGCAAGCGTGGATTAGCGTTAAAGAAAAACGAAGAAAGACGGGAAAACGATTGGATTACTGGTGAATGTGATATTTACGTTCCAACTAGAAAGCTAATCATTGATACAAAATGCTCATGGGATATTGGATCGCACCCATTCTTTACCGATGAGGCAGAAGAGAAAGCGAAAAAAGCCGGTTATACAATCCAAATGCAAGGCTATATGTGGCTATGGGATTGCGAAGAGGCTCAAATTGACTTTGTTCTATTGCCTACTCCATACGAGCAATTATCAAGCTATGACAATCCGGGGCGATATATTGATTTAGTGGAGCAAATTCCACAATCAAAACGCATTACAACCGTTACAGTTAAGCGTGATGGCAAAATTATCGAAGAAATCAAAGAGCGAGTTAATGCCGCTCAAGAATACTATCAACAATTAATTAAGGAAATGAGCTAATGGCCAGTTTAAACAAGTGCCTATTTATCGGCAACCTAACCGCAGACCCTGAAATCAGAACAATGCCTAACGGTGAGCAAGTGGCTAACTTCACCATTGCTCTTAACGAGAAATACAAAGCGAAAGACGGAAACATTGTAGAAAATGTTGAATACGTTCGCATTGTACTCTACCGCAGATTAGCTGAAATCGCAGGTCAATATCTACACAAAGGTTCGCAAGTCTATATTGAGGGGCGATTAAAAACCCGTAAATGGCAAGATAACAACGGACAAGACCGTTACACCACAGAAATTCAAGGCGATAACTTGCAAATGTTAGGCGGTCGCCAAGATGCGGCACAAAATCAACCGCCTAAACAGCAAGATAAACAACAAAAAGCACAATCTAAACCTCAACAATCTGAGCCGCCAGTGGATGCTTTTGATGACAATATTCCATTCTAGGGGTGAATTATGACCAAGAAAATAACTTTAACATCATATAGAAACACTCCAATAGATTTTAGTGTTGATGAGATTGAAAGCGTTGATATTATCAACGATGTAACATTTATTACAACTAAAGGTAGATTAGCTTACTCCGTAAAAGAAAGCAAAAGCCGAGTGTTAAAAATGATTGAGACCGCCAAATAAGGCGGTTTTCTTTTAGGTGAACTATGAACAAACAACAAGCAGAACACGAATTAGCGGAATTACACGAGAAAGAACGGAGTTTAGAAAAGGCTCTTGAACTGGTGCGTGAGAAAATCCGTGAATTAGTCAATTACACGGATAAGAATAAGGAACAGAAATGACAACAGAAGATATTCTGAATGAGCGAAGAAATACGCACGGGGATTTTATTCAAGGCTCTGTTACGTTTAATGCGTTAATGGAGCTTATCAATAATAATCGCAAAAACATTGACGGAGTGCAGTATTACGCTTTGACAATGATGGCTGGAAAGTTAGTGAGAATCCTTAACGGTAATTCACACGAAACAGACCATTGGCAAGACATTATTGGTTACGCAACGCTTGGCGGACGATTGGAATTAGCTGAAAGCCCTGATAATACAAGTGAACCTCTAGTTGATATTTTACCAGTGGTTAATCTTAAGCAGTAAATCAATATTTAACAATATCCAATAGGCGTTCCAAGTGAGCGCCTTTTGTTTTAGGAGAAAGAAAATGAAAAATTTTGACTTAAAAGCAGCCTTGAATGGTGAGCCTGTAATGCTTAGAAATGGAAAAAAAGCGTTTGTAGTGTATGACCTTAGAAACTACCCAGCTTTAATGGGTAAATTAGGTAAAAAACCACTCAACGGAATTGTTTTCAATAAAGATGGAGATGAATGTAAATATATAGATGTTGAATGGAATGAGGCTGGTTCAAATGCCTCAGTGCAATTTGACATCATTGCAATGTGGGAAGAGCCAAAGATTAGCATTGAAGATTTACCTAAGCCATTTAAACCTCAAGAAACAGAGAGTTACTATTATATTAATGGCGGTTGTATTGGGTACAGAAATGAGTATAGATATAGCAATTTATTTGACAGATATGCAGCAGAAAATGGCAACTGCTTCAGC